AGCACCGTACGCTGTTGAGACTTTTTTGTTTCCACATGGTAATTAGGTCAGATAGGGTAGCTCCCGAAAAACCGTTCCTGACGGTGTTCTGACCTTTTTATATTTCAGGAATCGTATTCAGGAGACGATATGCAAAAGGCTAACATTGAAGAACCAGAAGTAATTTATTATTACTTAAAGTTTAATAGCACTCGATTAACTGCAAATTATTTTGGGGTTTGTGATGAAACAATCCGCAGAATTTTAATTCAAAATCAAATACCTCGGGTGGGATATGTCCAGGGAAGAAAAAGGATCAGAAAAACCTCTCGCCCACGGAAGTTAACTAACGAAGAAATAAAAAAGATCATTGATGATTATTACAATACTGGGGAAACAATAGTTAGTGTTGGAAAAAAGCATCATCGTTCACCAGAAGTAGTAAGTGAAATAATAAAACAGTATGGGCACGGAATAAAATATAATGCCATCAATTCGAAGAAGATAACAGATCAGCAGATTCTTGACGGAATAGCCGAAGGACTTACACGGATGCAAATTGCAGATCGGTACGGCATTCATGTTGAGAATCTTGCGAAAAAAATGACACGGTTAGGTGTTCATGCAAGGCATGCACCAAGTTATGGTTTTCAACCTAAGGCAGAGACGAACACTTGGCATTATACAGAATCTGGCAATAGGCTTGTGCATGAAAAGCAAAATGGAAGGTTCGAGTTTGTTGCTTATAAAAATAGAAAGTATCGGATAAAGTGTGCAAAATGTGGAAAAGAATTTGAAAAAGACGCATCGAGTATAAGGCGGCATCACATTAGTTGTGATCGGTGCCAAAAAGAAGAAAAAGAGTTAAAAGAAGCACGAGCTAAATTGGTTCGTGTTTTATTTTGCGTAAAAGAAATAAAAACACCGAAAATATGCAAGGAATGTGGAGAGGTTTTTTATTCACAATATCCTAATGCGGTATACTGCTCTGCAAAATGTAAGCGGAGAAAAAAGCACACTAACATCCGAAGCAGATGCAGAAAATATGGTGTTTATTATGACCCGAGTGTAACACCTGAAAAGGTCTTTAAGCGTGACCATTACAGATGTGGCATTTGTGGTTTGTATTGTATAAAAGGGGATACCTCTTGGAATGGGCACTTCGGTGCATACTCCCCAACCATTGACCATATAGTAGCTTTGGCAAATGGCGGCTCCCATACATGGGATAACGTTCAATGTGCTCACGCTATATGCAACTCTAACAAGAGGGACTTAATCACGGTATAAACGAAAGGGGGCTTGAACGTGACAAACCTCGTAGATGCGGCTAAAAGCGGCAATAAGTACGAAACGTTAATTGCATTAAGGGACATTTTGGCAAGCACCATCCAGAACTGCGAGAGCGGCAGGGATATGGCTTCGAACACCAAGAGGTTGATGGAAGTCATAACCGAGATAGAAGCGATGGACGCAGAAAAGGCGGCTGAAAAAGCAAGGCTTGAAGCTGAAAAAAATGCCAAAATATCAAAGCATGACCGTCTAAAGAGAAAACATGAAGCACGGTAGGCAAGAGCCGACCTTTGAAAAAATCGGCACCTATGCTTACTCGGATGGTGAAGCCGTTGCAGAAATGTTCATCGAGGACGGCGGTGCGACATTTTATCCGGCACAAGAGTATGAATTAGTAATCATGCTCGCACGGAACGAGGACGGATCACCTGCGACATTAACGATTGGCATAAGTAAGCCGAGACAGAACGGAAAGTCATATTCCGCAAGGCACTATGCGATATATATGGGAGATTTTGAGCATAGGGCGGTTTTGTATTCAGCACATCACAGCACTACAACAAAGAAAATGTTCGATGCGATGTGTGCAATCTTTGAGAATCCTGAACGATACCCCGAGTTTGCTAACGATGTGAAACAGATTGCAAGGGGCAGAGGATATGAAGGGATTTATTTCAAGGATTGGCAAGACGATGACGGGATCTGGCACGATGGCGGGTGCATAGAGTTTCAGACCCGAACAAATGCGGGTGCCAGAGGTGGCACATATTCGGTCATCATAGTGGATGAAGCACAGGAAATGACGGATGACGAGCAAGAAGGTATGCTCCCTGTTATTTCTGCAGCTTCAGATGCAAACGATGCAACGAGAATGCCACAAGTTATCTACATTGGGACACCACCTTCACCGACTTGCCGAGGAACCGTGTTTAAAAAGATGCACGATTCCGCACATGAAGGTACGGGCAATAATTGGTGGCTCGAATGGGGAATCGAAAAACTTGATGAAATCACTCCCGATACGTTCATAGACTTGGCTTATAAAACTAATCCCGCTATGGGATACCGAATCGCAGAAAAGACAATCCAAAGCGAATTTGAGCAAATGAGCATTGACGGATTCGCACGAGAAAGACTTGGTTGGTGGCTTCCCAAGCCAGTAAGTCGGATTGACTATGCGATTGATTCAAAGAAATGGGACGCTTGCAAGTCAGAGGACCCGAAACCCGAGGGAAAAACCGCTTATGGTGTTAAATTCTCGGCTGATGGTTCCTATGTTTGCTTGTGTGGAGCGGTCATTCCACCAGAAGGCAAGGCAAGAATCTCATTGATAGATGCAAAACCCACAGGACACGGCACAGGATGGCTTGCCGATTGGCTGAACGAACGAGCGAACAAGGCTTGTTGTGTAGTCATAGACGGTCGAAACGGTGTTGATGTCCTTGTTGAAAAAATCTCCGAGAAATGGAGAATAAAAGGTTCGATCATCAGACCATCGGTTAAAGATGTGATTGCGGCAGTCGGAATGCTGACGGATTCAATCAACGAAGGCACGGTTACTTGGTATGCCGGGCAAGAAGGATTGAGAGAATCAGCGATCACGGCTGTCAAAAGACCAATAAGCGGTGGTTGGGGGTTCGGTGGAGAAAATTCTACACCCATTGAAGCCTGCTCATTGGCTTTGTGGGGAGCAAGGACATCAAAACGTGACCCAGGGCGGTCAATGCGAATTGGTTGAGGTAAGAAATGTACAACGTAGACATCAGCGAAATCAGAAACTTTCCGAGCGAGGAAATGGCAAAGTTAAAGGACCTTATAAACACCTTTGACCGCCACAGGGAAAAGAACGCAATCAAGAATAGATACTATGAAGGCAAGATTACTCTTGGAGAAGTTAATCTTGGGATAGCACTCCCGGATGGCTTAAGAGGACTCGAAATCGGCTGTGCTTGGGGCGCAAAAACTGTTGATGTGCTTGCTGGAAGGTCGATGTTTGACGGATTTGTCGGAGAAAATGGAGAAACCATTGATGACCTCGACAAAATCACCGAGAACAATAACCTTGTTGATGAATACATTAAGGCCTGCCGTGATGAGCTGAAGTTTGGATGCGTTTTTGCCACTCTGACCGACTCGGACGAAGGAGCAATGATTCGTTGGCATTCTCCCATGACAGCAGCGGCTGTTTGGGATGGAGAAAAGGGCAGAATTGCTTATGGATTTGCCATCATAGATACGGCACCTGATAACGATCATAATTGGTCGCCGGCAATCATCAATTACTACACCGATGATTCAATTTGGGTGTTAAAGAGGTTCGGATCATCCTGGTATGCCGAGCAGAATCTTCACAAAATGGGCAGACCGATGATGGAAGCCTTGATTTGGAACGCAACGAGCGACAAGCCGTTCGGACGCTCAAGAATCAAGGAACCCATCAGAAGGCTGATTGATGGATACGTCAGAACCGTTGCTAATGCGTCAATCGGGCTTGAATTTGCAACATCTCCGCAGAAATACTTGCTCGGAGTTACTGACGAACAGTTTGATGCCGTCATAAACAACAAATTCAGGCAGTATGTCGGCTCAATCCTGACATCGACCACAAATCCCGAGACAGGTGAGAAGCCTTCCTTCGGGCAGCTTCAGCAGGGCAACATTGAACCCCATGTACAGATGCTTCGAATGCTCGCAACACAGTTTAGTGCGGCAACAGGCTTGACCGTTACTGATACGGGAGTTGTAAACGATGCAAACCCGACATCGAGCGATGCGATACTTGCCCAGAGTCAGACTTTGGTCGCCACGGCAACACAGTTGAACATAAACAACGGAGCAGGCCTTAAGACCATCGCTCTTATGGCTTTGGCAATTACTTATAACGTGTCACTCGATGAGCTGACAGATGAGCAGAAGAATATAATTGCACATTTTAAGAACCCGGCAATGCCAAGTGTGGCTGTTACGGCAGATGCGGCTATTAAGATTGCATCAGCAAGAGAAGGCTTTGCATCCACAGATGTATTCCTTGAAATGCTTGGTTTTGACAAGGCTGACATCCGCAGAATCAAGTCACAGGAGAGCAGATCCCGGGGAATGCAACTCGTGGAAGAAATAGATGGCAACAATCAGTAGAGAAGAATGGAATAGATACATCAGGCTGCTCCGCAATGTCAATGAACGTGCGGCAATGGATATTGTGGCATTCATGCGGAATAGGCTTTTGCATGATTCGACAAGCAATGCGGTTGAAACCTTGACGGATTTACAGCGCAAGGAACTGATTGATTATGCTTATGCCATTGTTCAAAAGTATGGTGAGGCATCAGCGGCATTATCCGCAGAAATGTATGATGCGGTTGCTATTCTCGAAGGAACATATTTAGCACCGGCAGAAATGGCAGAACTCGCCACATATGGTGATGTAGCCAAAACCGTGAACGGAACCCTTCTCCAAAGTGGAAATGTTGAAGAGATAGCAAATGCCGCTGCTCGTTGGGTAAAGATGGCAGGAGCCGATACAACTTTGAACAATGCAATCCGTGACGGAGCCGAGTTTGCATGGGTTCCCAGGGGCGAAACGTGTGCTTTTTGCATCGCATTAGCATCGAGGGGATGGCAGAGAGCAAGCAGAGCAATCTTGAAGAACGGACACGCTGAACACATACACTCAAATTGTGATTGTCAATACACGGTTAGGCACAACCGAAACGTGACTATAGAGGGATATAACCCTGACGAATATTTGAGTATGTATCGGAGCGCAGACGGAAGAAGCCCAAGGGATAAAATCAACTCAATGCGTAGGGCGGCTTATGCTGCAGACAAACCCACCGAGGGAACCGACAACGAAGGCCTGATAAATGTTAATTGAGCATCCGAAAGGGTGCTTTTTTAATGGCAACTCGTGCCTTAAACGAGGAATTTTACTCATTAGAGAGGAGAACTAAATATGAGCGATAACAACGCTACTGTACCCACGCAGGAAAGCCCTGACACACAGGCAACACGCACATTTACCCAGGATGAGGTCAATGCCATTGTTGGCAAAAGACTTTCGGAAGAAAAGGGAAAATATGCGGACTACGATGTTTTGAAGGAAAAAGCGAGCAAGTACGATGAGGCACAGGAAGCCGCCAAGAGCGAGCTTCAGAAAGCCACGGAAGCCGCTGAATCCTACAAAGCACAGTTAGAGGAACTTCAGAAACGTGACGAAGTGCGTGCCATTCGTGAGAAGGTTTCCGCAGAAACGGGAGTACCTACCAATCTGCTGACATCTGACACGGAAGAAGCGTGCAAGGCACAGGCAGAAGCAATCCTCGCATTTAGTAAACCGACCTCATATCCGTCCGTTAAGGACAGCGGTGAGGTTCATCACACACCAGCATCGAAACCCGAAGACCAGTTCAAGGAATGGTTCGATGCAAACTTCAGATAAGGAGATTAAAAATGGCTGATATTAACAGAACATCAGGATCAATGGCTCTTCCTTCCGAGCTTTCCGAGCAGGTGCTTACCAAGGCATCACAGGAATCTGCAATCATGCGTCTGGCTGACAAGGTTGACCTTCCCGGACGTGGAGTTACTATTCCCGTTATTGTAGCAAAGCCTACCGCTGCTTGGGTTGCTGAAACCGAGAAGAAGCCTGTCAACAATGCTACTCCCGGCACCAAACTCATGCAGGCTTTCAAACTCGCTACTATTATGACATTCTCCAAGGAGCTTGTCAGAGATGCTCGTGCTCTTTACAACGCAATCGTTGCTGAAGGACCTGCCGCAATCGCAAAGACTTTCGATCAGACCATCATCGGTGCTGTTCAGGCTCCTTCCGCAAGCAACTTCGATACTTTCGCAAACTGCACCGCTGTTTCAATCGCTAATGCAAACAACGGAACCTATCTCGGACTTGTTGCTGCAAACGCAAACATCGCAACCGCAGGTGGAAGAATGAACGGTGTTGCTGTTGGAGCACAGGGCGAGAGCCTTCTTTTCTCCGCTGTTGACACTACCGGCAGACCCATTTTCATGCCTACCGCTAACGATGGCTCCATCGGTGCTGTCCTTGGCTCCAGAATCGTTGAGAACAACGGACTTTATGTTGCAGGAACTTCACCCAATCCCAATGTCGTAGGTATTGCCGGAGACTGGACACAGGCAAAGTACGGCATCGTCAATGGCATCGAGTTCAGTATTTCCGATCAGGCAACTCTTGACCTCGGGAACAACACCGTTATCAACCTCTGGCAGCAGAACATGATCGCTGTTCTTGTTGAAGCAGAAGTCGGATTCCGTGCTGATACTGCTTGCTTCAATCTTCTCACCGATTGATGAACAGAGTTCAGATCATCCACAAAAACCTTGGAGTAAAAATGTGGGTCACGGAAACAGAAGCAGAGAAATACTTGGCGGCGGGTCACAAGCTCGCCGCTTCTTCTGAAAAACCCGCTGAAAAGAAGGCAAAAGTGGAAGTAGAGGAACCCAAGGCAGAAGAAGAGCCGAAGAAAAAGACAAGTAAGAAGAAGTGAGGATGTTATGGCATACGCAACATACCAGGATGTAGAAACAAGGCTCGGAACTACATTCTCGCAGAGTGAAATCGGAATATGTAATTCGTTGCTTGACCGTGCGGCATTGATTATTGATGCCTACAACGTAAACGCATCGGCTGATATCAAGAAATCGGTATCGGTCGAAGCTGTCGCAAGGGCTATGAATGTCGCAAGTGATGTGCCTATGGGAGCATCACAAGGCTCAATGTCAGCACTCGGATATTCGCAGAGTTGGACGATGCCTTCGGGTGGTTCGGTTGGCGATGTGTATCTTTCAAAGGCTGACAAGAGACTTCTCGGAATGGGTAATTCCATCGGAGCAAGTAATCCTCTTTCTTTTATCACAGGTGAAAGCGTATGAAGGGCATCACAGTAACTCTTGTAAAAAAGACAGCAGGCAGCACAGATCCATTCGGTGAGCCTGTCTATACCGAAACCACAGAGAATGTTGATGATGTTTTGGTTGGAGAGCCTTCCACAGATGATATAAACAATAATCTGTCCTTGTACGGAAAGAGAGTGGCCTATACACTTGCAATCCCAAAAGGCGATTCGCACATCTGGGAAGACACCAAGGTCATATTACCTTCTCCGTTTGAAGGCGAATATCGCACCATTGGTTATCCGACAGCCGGGATTGAAGCAAACATTCCTTTGCGGTGGAATAAGAAGGTACATCTTGAAAGAATCCAAAGTGAAGTTTGAATGGAATAATTGGAAAGGTTTCACGCAGGTTAGGCAATCCCAATTCATGATGGATGAACTAATCAAACGAGCCGAATCCATGGGTACTGTAGAAAAGAGCTTTGTTGGTGTCGACAGATGCCATGTTATCGTTGAGGTGAAGAAATGATTGAGACAACAATAAAAGATTATCTCGATACGGCATTAGTCGGAATCCCAATCAGATTGGAGATTCCCAAGAATATGCCCGAGAAATTCGTTGTGTTGCACATCATTGACCGGGGACGGGATAACTTCATCGAGTCGGTGACAATGGAATTTGATTCTTACGCTGATTCAAAATACGAAGCAGCGATCCTTGACGAATCACTCCGTGAAGCGATTGATACAATGAACGAAACTTCAGACATTTCATGTAAGTTCAGCGGTGGAGATGACAGCAATGATACCACCTACAAGAAGTACCGATACCGTTGTTACTACAATCTTTATTATTAAAGGAGATTAAAAATGGCAACTAACGCAACTAACGTAACAGTTGGTAAGCCCAAAGTTGGTGGTGCCGTACATTGGGCACCGCTCGGAAGTACACTTCCTACCGATGCGACCACAGCACTTGATCCCGCATTTGTAGACCTCGGCTATGTTTCCGAAGACGGACTTGTCAACAATAATTCGCCTGAAAGCGATACTGTTAAGGCTTGGGGTGGCGACACCGTTCTTTCACTTCAGACCGACAGGCCTGATACTTTTGCACTTACCCTCATCGAAGCCATGAATCAGAACGTTCTGAAGGCTATCTATGGTGCAAGCAACGTTACTGTCGATTCTGACGGCAACATAAGTGTTAAGGCAACCGCACAGGATATGCCTTCAGGCTCATGGGTATTTGACATGATCCTTAAGGGTGGCAGAGCAAAGAGAATCGTTGTTCCCAACGGAACCATCTCCGAGCTTGGCGAGATCACTTACAAGGATGATGAGGCTGTAGGTTATAACATCACCATCACCGATGTTCCTGACACAACGGGTGTATATCACTACGAGTACATCGAAGCAGAGTAATTTTTTAAGGGGAAGAATCATGCAAGGGATAACAAGGAGCGGCTATCAGTTCGACATTGATGACAGAATATTGAGCGATTGGAGATTTACCGTTGCTCTTACCAAGTGCCAGAAGATGAAAGACCAATTTGAAGGACTCGAAGGAATCCAGGAGATGGTCAGACTTCTTTTTGGCAACAAATATGAGGACTTCTTAAAGTTCATTTCCGACAAGAACGATGGATATGTGCCTGCAGAAGTAATCATGGCAGAGGTTCAGGACATCTTCGAAAGCAAGATTCCAAAAAACTGATATTCCTCGCACATTGTATGTCGGTGTGTGAGGATGATTTGATTTGTGACCTTGCAGAGACTTACCACATTTTACATTACAGAGAGTTGTCGCCTGATTTGGTGGCAACTCTTTGTTTTGGATTAAGAGATGATTCAAGAGTAAAAATGAGAGTCTCTGGAGCCAAGATCACGTTAGAACAATCCCTACTTGCACGGATGGCAGATGATTTGTCATTCCAGAGTTGGGCAAAGACAAAAGATGGTCAAAAAGGCAGAAACAGACCACCTTCGATATTGAAAACACTTCTCGAAGACAAGAAGGAAGAAGAAAACGAAATCTTCTTGACTTCCGAGGATTTTGACAAGGCATGGGAGAAGATAACCAATGGCAGACGGGATAACAATAGGTGAAGCCTATCTACAAATCAGACCTTCAATGGAAGGGATGGCAGGCGACATTGAATCGGCCATGGGTGATGCCGGTTCAAGCGGAGCAAGTTCTTTTGGTTCGGCATTCAGCACCGGGATAAGAGCTGTTAGTGGTGTTGCCGTTGCTGCTGTCGGAGCTGCATCCGCAGGAGTAGCAAAACTAACTTCCGAAGCCACAAACTCATTTGCAGATTATGAACAGTTAGTTGGCGGTGTTGAAGTATTGTTTGGAGACAGCGCAAGTACTGTTATGGAAGATGCCGCAAGTGCATTCCAGACGGCAGGATTATCCGCAAACGAGTACATGGAAACGGTCACAGGTTTTGCCGCTTCACTCGTTGGGTCATTGGGTGGAAATACCGCAGAAGCTGCAAACATGGCTCAAATGGCTGTCACGGACATGGCAGATAATGCAAACCGAATGGGCACTTCTATGGAATCCATTCAGAATGCTTACGCAGGGTTTGCAAAGCAGAACTTCACGATGCTTGATAACCTCAAGCTCGGTTATGGCGGAACAAAAGAAGAAATGGACCGCTTACTCCGTGATGCTGAAGAAATGGGTGGCTTAATTGAAGGCTCCTTGAGCATGGATAACTTCTCTGATGTTGTCTATGCGATAAATATCATCCAGGAAAACATGGGCATTGCCGGGGCAACCGCTGAAGAAGCTGGAAGCACCATTTCGGGATCTATGGCTTCCGTTAAGTCAGCAATGCAGAATCTCATTACGGGCTTGGCTAACCCTGATGCAAACCTTGGAAGTCTGATTGAGAATGTTGTTTCAACAGGTTCCACAGCCTTAAACAACCTTGCACCAACTATCCTGAATGCTTTGAAGGGGATCACCGATGCACTTCCGATGATTGTCCCAATTATCACAGAACAGTTGCCAAGGCTTGTACAGCAGCTCTTACCACCGCTTATTCAGACGATATCAGCACTTGTTCAGGCACTCGTTCAAGCTTTGCCTGAAATCCTCGGAATAATAATTGAAATATTGCCGTCATTACTCACTCTGATGATTGACACGATACTTTCACTTCTTCCGATGCTGATTGACCTTGGATTACAGTTGATTTTGGCACTTGCTGACGGAATTATCCAGGCATTACCGACACTTATTCCTGCAATCGTTGATGTGATGTTTGCGATTGTGGATAAACTGACAAATCCTGATACTTTGGTCATGCTGATCGATGCGGCCTTACAGTTAATCATTGCACTCGCCGAAGGGTTAATCAGGGCTTTGCCGAGATTGATTGCAAAGGCTCCCGAGATTGTAAAGAATCTGCTGACAGCGGTTGTTCAAGCTGCTCCGATGATTCTTGAAGCCGGTTCAGAACTTATATTCCAACTTATAGAAGGCATTTTGGCGGTAATCGGTCAGCTCGTTACCACAGGTGCGGATCTCGTTAATTCCGTCAAAGATGGATTTGCGGAAAAGGTTGAGAATGCAAAGACTTGGGGCCGTGACCTCATCGAAAACTTCATCTCTGGAATTAAGGATAAGTGGGAAAAGTTAAAATCAACGGTCACAGACCTCGCAAGCACGATTAAGTCATTGCTTGGTTTTTCGGAGCCAGACGAAGGACCACTTTCGAATTTCCATACGTTTGCACCTGACATGATGGAGTTGTTTGCCCAGGGAATTAAGGACAATGTTGGAATGATCCAAAACGCTTTGGGAGACGTAACGACTACCATCGCAACAGATTTTACCTCACCGGATTTGACACCGAACAGTTACTCGGCTGTTTCAAATCCGACAGAAGAAATGGCAACGATGATGGCTTCATCGGAAGGAAATATCACGATCCCGGTATATATCGGGCAAGAGAAACTTGACACCATCATATTAAATGCACAGCAGAGACACGCATTAGTTAGTGGGGGCAGATAATGAACAGAAAAGTCAAATTAGGGTTTTCAACAGATTACTTCCCACTTACCAAAGGAAGTTACACCCTGACTCTGCAGAATAAAGAAACAGTTAATGAGACGGAAGCTGGAACCCTTGTCCGTGATGTTAAACGGCTTGGGGTTCCTCACCTTTCCGTAACTTCGACCATTGATGATACATGGTTTCAGAAGATTCAGGAATATTATGTTACGGGTCAGAGCGTGACAATATCTTTTTATTCTCCTGTTACATTAGCAGAAGCAACCTTTGACGGATTTATTCAGAACTTAAGCTACGAGCTTTTGAAAGACAACGGATCAGCAACCTATTGGGATGTATCGTTTGAGGTAATAGCGTACTAATGTATTCCGCATCGGCAGATTTTCAAACAAAAATAAAATCGAATACAAGAAAAATAAGTTGGAGTGGATCTATTCAGGCGAATGGGTCCACCTACACTTTTGATGATGAAAACATTGTAGATGGAAGTATAACACGATCCATTTCTTCCCAGAATCTGAACATTGGGACGGCCTATGCTGCAAGTGCATCCATCGAACTGATTCTTCCCGGGGTTTCGAGATATGAACTTTATGATGGAATCCTTGAATTAAACTGCTCGGTTGACGGAGCTGCTGACGTAATTCCGATGGGAAATTTTACTATTTCCGAAGCAACACAGGCATCTGACCATATTACCCTTAAGGGCTATGACAACATGATCCTGTTCGACAATGAACAGTTTGCTCCAAGCGCACACATGACCGTTCAGAGTCCATACGCATGGCTAACTGAAATGTGTACAGATTGCGGAGTCACGTTAGGCAATACAAGCGCACAAATCGGAGCCATGGCGAACGGAAGAAGAAACACGGGATTTGCTGACGTGGTAAGCGATGTTAATACATGGCGAGATGTGTTAGGGTATCTGACCGCTTATTTGGGCGGCTATGCTTACATCGGAAGAGACGGCAAATTATACATCGGACAGTATAAAGGTGTTAGTGATGACACTATCCCGTCATCGTTTCGTTATACGTCAGACTTATCGGACTTTAGAACTACTTATGACGGATTATCGGCTATATACAAAGACGGAGCCGTTCAAGAGTATGTCGCTAATACAAATGTTGGTGGATTAGTACTCGATTTGGGGTCTAATCCATTTTTACAGTTCACGGATAATTCCAACAGATTATCAGCATTACAAGAAATAATAGATATGTGGAATGGGATATATTATGTCCCTTATTCTGCAGACTTGCCATTGGTTCCGACATATGACCCTGGGGATGTCCTGACGTTCACAGACAACCAAGCCGGAGCTTATGACATCGGATCCATTACAGAGATAACGTATAACATCAGCGGTGTAATGTCCGTCAAGTGTAGCGGTGATAACCCACGTTTGGCATCGGCACAAGATAGATTTTCCAAAACAGTTGCCGGACTCTCGAAAGAATACTCAAACGGGCAAGAAATCGGCGGTAAAAACTTTTGGCTCTTGCACTCGGAAAACACGTCATCAATCTCCGTGAGTTCAACGAAAACACAGGTTTCCGAGATTGAATGGAATCAGACGGTCGATGTTCAGCGAATGGGGTTCATGTACACTTGCGAACTCGCCTTGTCAGCAACGGCAATCGTCACGGTCGAGATATCGGTTGACGATGAGGCAGACTATACATTCGAGATAAAAGAGGAGAAATCACTCCTCGGAACAAGACCCGTGAACAGGACGTGCGGATTTGATGTCGAGGGCAAGGGATTGCACACGGCAAAGGTTTATATAACCGTCACAGACAATGCACTAAAATGGAGCGACCTCGCATGAGTGGGATTATAAATGCGAAAAAATCGAGTTTCGTTGTTTTCGGGAGCGGGTTCGACCTTGTAAGAGACAATTCGGGAACAGGTGACCCGTATTTGGTCGGGACGTGGTTCAAATATGACACGTTGAGACGTATGGAAGAGTTCGGAATCACGATTCCTACGAGCAATGCAGAGGTTGACAGGTCGAACATCACATTCACGGATTCAGAATGTTATTTTGCAATACCGCCATTGCCTAAAACGGGCATATTGCCGACATTTGCAGAGGTCAAGACATTTGTTGAGAGTATCACGAGCAAAGACGGCGGAGAGTCATATGACCACAATATCACCGATTTGTTGCCTGTCAGCAAGACCGACTCGAACCCGATTCTCGGTTTGGTTGCCTTTTATCAAAACAAAAGTGACATCGGAAATGATTATTATAAATACGGTCATTGGTGCGTGTATAACGAGAGCGTTGGTCATTGGACTATGATAGGCGGTCTCGGAGATAATTTCAGTTTGTCTTATACCATAGGAGATGTCGCAGACGATGAGACGATGCGGTTCACAATCATTCGTGATGATTATGACCATGTAAGAATTTCCAAATATCACCCGTCAAACCCAGAGCGGAAAACATGGGTTGGGCAGAGATTAACGTTGAGCGATTACACTTTTTGGGGTGAGTAATGGCGAGTATAACCTACGAAAAATTTACAATCTTTGGTTCGGGATTCAACAAGACACGGAACGATTCGGGTGACGGTTCAGTTGATATCTCCCAGACTCTCAAAATCGTTGACCCGAATGGTGTCTATTTAGGCGATATTTCATTTGAACCGCCTGTTGCGAACGTCAATCCGTTCGGCATGAATACGTTGCCGATTAGCGGTTTGCCCGATTATGGAGCATTGAAAAACTCAATCATTGCCAATGGTCAGAACACAATTCTCGACTATCCGAAAGACGTTTTGTATTTGGTCGATGTGACGTGGATTCAGAGGGATTTTTATTTCTGGCAGAAGATGCACGGAGATGTTATCAACAAATATCTCGTAATCGGTGACAACCTCGTGAAAGACACAAGGCTTTATTTGGGCGACATCGGTGACAGTTCGTATATCAAGGTCAAAGAGGTTTACGAACGAGTGCAGAATTTGAGCAAAGACCCATTGCTCGAATACTACACCAAGAACGATGTTCTTGTTTACACTTGTGAGGCAACCGCCGTGAGACGTGCGGGTTCAGAAAACCTCATCGGTGAATGTTGGTATTTGCCGTGGCTTGCGTGTTATGACCCGTTTGGAACGTATGCGATGAGTGGTCTTGTTATCGGTTATAACGATTACGGACAGAGTTACAACGGTGGTACTGTTCACGGGGAACACGGTTTTTTGCCGACAAGTGTGGCAAAGGCACGAGCCTTTTGGAGAAATGAGGAGTATATCTAATGGCAACATATACACCGAATTACAATTTATCAAAGCCCGAAACGACCGATGATTACAGAGATTTTATCAATTCATACGGCGACAACATGGACAAAATCGACCAAAACATGGGTGGTGGTGGCGGAAATGTTAACGATGTTCTCGTGAATGGCGTTTCGGTAGTAGACGGTAATCACGATGCACAAATCACATCGTATGAAGAAGTGACACAGGCTCAATATGATGCTTTACCGTCCTCGAAACTTACTAATGGAATTGCGTATTTTATCAAAGATGCACCCGCACCCGATGAATATCTGACGGTTGTCAACGGTGCGGTCAACATCATTTACGATGACGGCAATTAAGGAGAAATTATGGCAATAGTTACAAAACCGATGGCTCTTGACGAGAGCATAAAAACAACAGAATCCACCTCAAGGAATATTGCTGACGTATTAGCACAGGAACTCTCGGGGATTGCAAGTGCAATCACAGGTGGGGATGGCAAAGCCAATAAAACAGATATTGCAACCGTTGAGTCTGGCTCAACAGCAAGTAGAGCATATTCTGTTGGTGAGTTGGTATATGTCAATGGTAACTTATACAAAGTCATCACAGCAATAGCAAGTGGAGCAACATTCACCGTTGGGACAAATATACAGAGTACGAATGTGAGTGGAACAGTAAAAGATGCACTGAATAAAGCGGGTAAGTATACAAAACTTTGGGAGAACCCTAATCCGTCAAGTGCTTTCGCTCCGCAGAGTGTAACGTTATTGAGTAGTGATTATGATTTTTTGCTTATAGATTATTGTATGTCGTCAAGCGTTTCAGCAAATTATCATATGGCACAGATGTGTTTCAAAGATAATACTGGCATATTAGACCTTGCTTATGGTACAGGTACAACTGCACTGAACGCTTATAGACTTTTTAGTATAAACGGCACAAGTGTATATTTTGATAATTGCTATTGGGCAACATCAGCATCATCCGAAATTGATAATAATAGAAATATTCCAACTGCTATCTACGGAATCAAATTTTAAGGAGAAACAATTATGTCAGATACAACACAAGTCTTACTCATAGATGGAAAACCCATAGGGTATTTCCCACCTACTTCAGCAGAGAATGTTACATATGAAGAGGGAGTTAGTGTTAAAGATGCACTGAACAATTTGGTACAAGAGATACCATTCAGCGGAACTACGGATGCACAGGAGGTCTAACATATGAAATACGCAATAATTAAAGTTATCAATGGTGGCTACTTCATTCATGCAGAGGGAATTACTGATGTTAATTCAGCAAAAGTACAGTTCCATGATTTATGTAAGACATTATGGAACGCATCAGATGTACTCAAAGCCACAGTAATAATTGCTGATGAGAACCTTGATGCCGTTGAGGGTTACAAAGAAGTTATCACACATTCAGAGGTAGAATAAATGGGAAAAATCATTCTCAACGGCACAGAGTATGTGGGGAGCGGTGGTTCGGGTGGTGTAATCTATTTGCCGACTATTTACTCCGAGGAAGAAAGAGAGGTTGGTGCTTGGACAGACGGAAAGCCTTTATATCAGAAAACTGTTATAATTCCAAACACATCAACAATAAATAAAGATTTTACTTTTGCTCACGGGATTTCAAATATTGATAAAGTAATATCTGCAAACGGTATGTTATGGGAAATCGGTGGTGATAGTGGGCGATATTCTTATTTCATGCCTGTCTCTGATAATTCGAATAACACCTTATCAATTAGAGTTTCAAAGACAGATATATATTTCAGAGGCACAAACTACTTTTCAGTTGATGCGAACAGAAATATGTATGTCACCATTCAATACACCAAAACCACAGACGTTGCGGGTTCGGGAAATTGGAACACGGACGGAGTGCCGACACATCATTACTCAACGAATGAACAGGTCATCGGGACGTGGGTTGACGGAAAGCCTGTTTATGAAATGGTATTTGAAATAGCATCTTTACCTAACACTACCACCACAGAATACAACCCTAATATTTCTAATTTTGGCGAGTGGGTTGCTTGCGGTTGTTCTGGGGAAGTTATATTTGCAAGTGGAAACAAAGCACCTTTACCGTATTTTCATATGGGGCTTTTTGCTACTAACTCTATAAATATTCAGTATAACCCTAACGGTAAAGTGCAGATACAGACGGGGACTGACCGTACCACCGCAAGTGCTAAATTTGTTTTGCAATACACCAAGACCACAGATTAAGGGGAAATGAGGGAATGGAAACTCTAATATCATCAATCATCACAGGAATTGTCGCTATTACCACTTGCCTAATCACACAGGGCATGGCGAACAAACGGACGACCGCTCTCATCGAGTACAAAATCGAGGAACTGTTGAAAAAGATTGATTTGCTCGATAAGGTGTCCGAAAGAGTCTACAAGTTGGAGAGTCAGACGGAATTGCAAGATTTGAAGATAAACGCACTCGTTGACCGCTTGACCGATTTGGAGAAAAAACAATGAACAATCTTTTGATCGCTCTTTGTATGATTACGGGAATTTTGGTTCTCGTGATTTCAATCGTTTGGTTGTTTAAGGAAATGTGAGAGGGTAAAGCATGGAATTTAAGATGAGGACTACCAAGCCGACAAATATCCCGTATTACATTTGCAAGGCAGACGGCGGTTATTCTGATGCTTGCAAGGGAAAGCCCACAGACCCGACCGCCACAGTTTTGGCAAATTGCGTGGGATATGCGAACGGAAGATTTGCCGAGATAATCGGGAAACCTTGCATCGAGTATCAGTTGGTATGCAATGCCGAGAATTTCATCGAACGTGCCAAGTCAATGGGATTGCAGATTTCAGACAAGCCCACATTGGGTGGAATCATGGTTTGGCAAAAAGGGAAAACATTGGGCGGTAAAGACGGAGCGGGACACGTTTGCGTAGTCGAGAAAATCGTGAACGAGAACACGATCATCACGAGCGAGTCGGGGTACAATGCAAAGTCGCCGTTCTGGAATCAGACAAGGACGAACAAAAACGGAAATTGGGGAGCCGGAGCTGAATATAAATTCAGAGGATGTATCATCAATCCGTCTGTAAATAATGGCTATTTCCTTTATGGCTATGATTATTCACCTGTTTTCGACCCCGAGTATTACGATAAAGTACCTGCACGTTCTGACAGTCCCGAAACTCTCGGTGATGTTTTTAAACATGATAAAGACAAACTTTGGGAGCATTTCTGCGTGTGTGGCATGAATGAGTTTAGACAGGGTTCCGCAGAGTTTGACCCGGTATTTTATAGAAACACGAATCCTGATGTTGAATCAGCCTTTAAAGACAACAAACCATTGTATTATTTCCACTATGTTGCGTGTGGAAAAGAAGAAGGGAGAAAAGGAAATGAAAGTTAGTAACAAAGTTTATGACATCTTATGTTTTATTGCCAAGATTATTGCTCCTCTGGCAACACTTGTATCAGCCATAATGACCATATGGAATGTTCCGTATGCTGAACAGATTACGGCTACACTCGCATCTATTGATGTGTTCATGGGCGCATTGGTAACTATCCTCAAAGCCCAATATAACAAAGGTCGCTCGGGTGAACAGCCCTAACGATATATTCCGTTCTTTCCCTTGAAAAGCCCCCGGGGACATCCTCGGGGGTTATTTTTGTGCCTATTCAGTTGGTAATTGAAATGATTAACTGAGTAGGGACAAACCTATTCAAAACTCCAATATATGTACACATTCTCGCCGTCTATCTCTATTCTATCAATCAAAGACTTAATGGCGGCTCTGACATCCTCAATGGATCCGTTTTCTAAAATATCATCAAACGTTCCGACTATTCGTTTTGCGTCATCAGGTGAAGTCTTTACAATCTCCACTTGTTCCAATTTGGCTTTTTGAGTGTTAATCTCATGAATCTTTTTCTGTATTATATCGAGTGGCATTTCTCCGAGCGTGTATAGGGTCATAATACGCTCTAATTGTTTGTTTAGTTCATTTAATCGTCTATCGGATAAGTTGACCTTGTTGGACGTTTTAGAGCGTTTAGATGTGAATTTGAGTTTGCGGATTTCACCGAACATCAATTCGTCAAGCTCTGACATTTTCCATGTATCGTTTTTGCACGTTCCGGCTCCGACCTTTGGTGAACGGTTAAAGCATGAATAATAATCATATTCGTATTTCCTGCCGTTCTTAACCGTACTCCGATGATATTTCAGATATTTGGCACCACACTTTTTACAATAGACCATTCCACCCAGATAAGAAGTCGGGCGACCGCCACTCCCATGGTTCTCGGTGGCTAATCTCTTTTGACGGATGTTCTGAACCTTTATAAATAAATCATCGTCAATTATTGGTTCGTGGGTTCCCTGATACCATTCATCACCAAACTTGACAAAGCCTATATACGTTTTGCTCTGAATGAGTTTTCGCACGGCATCAGCCGACCAATCGCCATATTTGTGGGTGAGTCCTTGTTTGTTTAGGTCTTTTGCAATCGCTCTGGCAGACTTTCCACTTGAATACTCCTCAAATATCCTTTTTATCAACTCTTTTTCGTATTCATTTGGGATTAGTTCGCCACTTATATAATCATATCCAATAGGGAGCCGCCACGACCCGGCATACTTTCCCTGTTTGGCTCTTGCCTCTCTACCCATGGACATACGCTCTTTGATTTGTTCACGTTCAAGTTGGGCAAAGACCGCCAATATTCCTATCATCGCTCTGCCTAACGGAGTGGACGTGTCAAAGTTTTCGGAAATAGAAACGAAATCACAGCCATTTTTCAAAAAGATATCCTCAATCAACATGAGAGTGTCTTTTTGGGAACGAGATAATCTATCCAATTTGTAAACAAGGACTTTTTCAACCTTTTTAGCCCTGACATCGTTAATCAATAAAGACAGCGCAGGTCGGTCGAGTGTAGCTCCCGAATAGCCTGCATCGTTATAGATATTTGGTTTGTCATAACCAAGAGCTTTGGCATAGTTAGTAAGACGGTCGATTTGTTCTGCAACAGAATGACCGTGTAATTTTTGCTCTGTGGTCGACACTCTGACATATATTGCTATCATCGCATTACCTCTGTTTTGCCAATAGCCTTGTTGGTGTCCTGACATCAGTTAGCCCGATTAAGTAATCAAGGCTTACATCGAAATAATTAGCAATGTTTTTGGCATACTCCAAAGAGGGATCGTTAATCCCATTCTCCCAACGTGAAAGCATAGACTTGTTGATATTAAGTTCCGGGAATTTTTGGTTCATATCCGCAACAAGCATATCAAGTGTCAGTTCTCTTTCAGTACGCAGATTTTTCAGTTTTTCTCCGATGTTGACCATATTTTGAAAATCTCCTCTGTACTCATTATATCGGACATTATCGCAAAAAGATAACAAAAAATGTTAAAAATATGTTGCATTGTCGCAACGAGTGTGTATAATAGGACATGAAGTTGTTGCGAACGTGCAACAGAAAGGAGAGTGAAAAGGATGTTGAGATTCAAAGGCTATTGTGCCGAGAACAAGGTTAAGCAATCCGAGATTGCTGAAATCTTGAACATTACCGTCCAGAGTGTGAACCGCAAGCTCAATGGCAAAGAGCCATTCACTTTGGAGCAGGTAAAAACGCTATGTGAGCATTATTCCATTAGCGCAGACGAATATTTTGTCTAAATTTTTTTATTTAGAAAGTTGCGATAACGCAAGAAAGGGAATTATGGTTATCCACATTCTAAAAAATGGCGAGGTCATCCCGGACATATTAGGGCATGAAGTAACCGAAAAAGACGTTCCAATGTTCTATGAAATTGCAAACCGTATTAAAGAGGAATCATCCAATGAAACAAACTCTTAAACTCTTAATCACTTGTCTAATCATCATCATTTGGGGCTTTGGCATCCATGGAACAGTACAAGCCCACATCAACCACTCAATACCCACAGCAGAGCATTATTCAGCCGAGGAGATAGTCGAGCTGAAAACTCCGACTTACACGGTGCCAGAGTTGCCAGAAGTCAGACTTGCTACATGGACGGATCCGTTTGCCGTCAGAAATGTAATCCGTCAATGCTCGGATGAAGAATGGCGACTAATCGAATCCATATCCATAGCAGAGGCAGGGAACCAAGATGTCGAGGGTGTTGCATTAGTTCAGTTGGTTGTTTTCAACCGCATGGAAAGAAACGGACTCAATGCACATCAGGTCATATATGCACCGAATCAGTTTTACACAGTAGGCATGAGCGGTGGAAACGAGTTAAGCCGCCAAGCAAGAGAGTTAGTCGAGTGTGGTTGGGATGAGAGTGAGGGAGCAATTTACTTTTGTTCTACGGGTTGGAATCAGTACGGAGAGCCGCTATTCAGACATCAGGATCATTGGTTTAGCAAATGAAAGGGAAAGAATGGAAAAAACAGAAATCAGGACCCCATGGTTTCACATCTGGGGAAACGTTGAATGGTGTCAGGCCACAACACAAACATGGCAGGAAGTTGATCCGAGAATCGACAATTACATTTCCGCAGCGCAATGTTATCGCTTTGAGTCGCATCAGGATTCTAAAAGAAAGTATTTGTTCTGCACAAATGGCGACATTTGGAAGTTCGATGAAATATCAACAAAGTGTATGTGATTTTTGAAAGAGAGGTATTTAAAAATGGCTAACGTAATTGGAGTCATGGGAGAAAGCGGAGCCGGTAAGACCACCGCAATGCGAAATCTTCCGCCAAACGAAACCTTCTACATGGATTGCGACAAGAAGGGTCTGAATTGGAAAGGCTGGAAGGCACAGTACAACGAGGACAACAAGAACTATTGGAAGACGGATTCTTTCGGAGTGGTCGCAGGCCTTATGGACAAGATCGACACCGACAATCAGTTCAAGAATATCAAGTATTTGGTCATTGATACTTTGAACGGACTCATGGTTGCCGAGGAAATGAAGATTTTGGCTATGCAGAGTGGCGACAAGCGTTCGGCTTGGTCGGATCTCGCACAGAATGGCTGGGCGGTCATCAACAAAGCTCTGGCGATGAGAGACGATTTGACGGTCATCATCCTTTGCCACTCCGAGACAATTTCCGATGATAACGGAATAATCCGCACAAGAATTAAGACCAATGGTCGCAAGCTTGAAAAGCTCGTTTTGGAGTCCAAGATGACCACGGTTGTTTGGGCCGTAAGGCAGGACGGAAAGTACAAATTTGTTCTGTCGGCTGATGGTTCTACTTGCAAGGTTCCTCTTGGAGCATTTGAAGAGGATGAATGCGAGAACGACATCATGGTAGTTATTAACGCTTTGAAGGATTTTTGAGAAAAGGAGAATAAAAAATGAAAGCTTTTAATGGTTATGAGCAGGCACAGGAGAATGCAAAGCATATTGGTGGCGAGAGACTTCCTGCAGGAGCGTATGTTTGTCAGATCAAGAACGTTCAGTTCGTTGTCGGGGAGAATGGCAATTCCGACCGCATCGACATTCTTTTTGACATCACCGAGGGTGAGCAGAAGGACTTTTTCAAGAAACAGTACGAATCCAACACCGCAGAGGACAAGAAGTGGAAGGGCCGCAAGTCTATCTATGTTCCCAAGGATGACGGCTCCCAGAAGGATGATTGGACCAAAAACACATTTGCCAAGTGGGTTAATGGATTTGAGGATTCTAACCCCGGTTACAAGTGGGATTGGAACGAGAACAAGTGGAAGGGCCTGTCTGTAGGGATCGTTTTCGGAGAAACAGGCACCGTTATTGACGGAAAAGAGATTGTATACACTGAGCCAAGGTTTGCTACGGATGTTAAAAAGGTCCGCTCTGGCAATGCTCCGACAGCAAAATTTGTTTCCAAGAATGGCTACACCGGCAATGGATCAACCAACACTTCCAACTCTTCCAGCGGCAGCGATATGTGGAATGTCACAGCAGATGAGGAGATTCCTTTCAACTGATGGAAGGATTCGAAATTCAGCAATGCCTTGATACATTCAAAATTCTTGTCGATACTGCGGAACAGCCAACGGACGAATACAAAAGAAGATGTGATTCCTTTGGTGTTCCGTATGAACGACAGAATCTTGATTACGGTGATTACACTTACACCTTCAAACTTCCTAACGGTGAATGGTTACATGATACCCGATCTGCCGTTAAGGGTCATGCCGTCATCGAAAGAAAAATGTCACTCCGTGAACTGTCAGGCAACCTTTGCCAGAATTATGACCGATTTGTTCGTGAATTTGACCGAGCAGCGGACAGCGGAGCTTCAATTTATCTTTTGGTTGAAGACGGATCTTGGATGAAGATCATCACCGGGAAGTATGGAACGAAGTTTAATAGCAAGGCATATCTGCACAGGTTGCTCAAACTTATCGGAACTTACCAAATCAAGCCCATTTTTGTTCAAAAGGAACTTTCAGGGCAGATGATATACGAAGTTTTGTTCCGAGAAGCAAAAAGAAGATTGGAGGCTGGAGAATATGGATGAAATTATCATCTTCCAAGATGAAGACCGAATCATCTATTGGGATAAAAAAAGAAAAGGTTTTTGGTATCGGGAACTGAATGATCCTGATTATGATTATGAGATTTGCATGTTTAGGCCAGGAAACCTTGACCTCGACAATGATGAAGTCGCAGCAATCTATCAGTTCATTGAGGAGCATTTATGAGTAAGGGAACTTATATCTATTTGGACAGAGGCGTTCTTGACCATTGGACTTATAAAGATAAACCCTTCAACAAAAGCATGGCATGGATTGATTTACTTCTGATAGCAGATCATACAACACACACAGCAATATGGAGGGGAAAACCAACAGAGTTCAAACGCGGTGACGTTAATTTGAGTATTGCAGAACTTGCTAAAAGATGGGGATGGTCTAGAGACCGCGCGCGCAGATTCATTTCGGTGCTAGAACGAGACAACATGGTGCGCGTAAATTGCACACCAAATCGCACGGTCATAACCCTGATAAATTATGGGGATTATCAAGATAAGCGCGCAACGGATAAGGCAGGTAATAAGGCACCGAAACGCACACCACATAAGGCAGCGAGTAAGGCACACCTAAGTAATAATAAAGGAATTGATAAGGAATATAAGGAAAGCGACACGCACACTTCTGATGAAGTGGCGGTCGCAGAAGAAGAAAATGTTGGCATGACGGATGAAGAATGGGAGAACTGGGGAGAGGTATTCACACCATGAGTTTTTATGAGTTTAAAACGGAAGATGCCGAACGCTTTGCGAGTATGTATCCCGGCACAAAGCGAAACGGTAATGAAATCCGATTCCAACTCTGCCCATATTGCCATGGCGGTAAGAAGCCCGACAAGGGGACCTTCGCAATCAACCTGAAGACGGGAGCGTTTAACTGTCGGAGAGGAAGCTGCGGAGCAAAAGGCAACATGATTACCCTTGCAAGGGACTTTCCCGAATTTCAACTGTCGGACGATGTGAATCGACACGAGAACATCAATAACTTCAACGGACAGTTTCGTCACTTCGCCAATGCTCACAAGATTACCAAGTCCAATGACCGAGCAATTAGTTTCATGCAAAGCCGAGGAATTTCAGAAAAGGTTTGCAGGGAATATGAGATAACCACCTTCCCAAAGGATGACCAAAGGATTGTTTTCCCTTTCAAGGACGAATCAGGAAGCTTGACCTTCATCAAGTACCGCAACACAGATCCCGAGAGAATCAAAAAAGGCTCCAAGGAGTGGTGCGAGCCGAAATGCAAGCCGATCTTGTTCGGAATGAACCATTGCCAGGGAGATGAAAGGTTGGTTGTGACCGAAGGCCAGATTGATTCTCTTTCATTGACGGAAGCAGGCATACCGAATGCCGTTTCGGTTCCAACAGGCAAAAATGGCTTTACATGGGTTCCACATTGTTGGGATTTTGTGAAACGGTTCCGTGAAATCGTTGTTTTCGGAGATTGTGAGAACGGTGAAATCACATTGTCGGTTGAACTTACCAAGCGATTTAAGAACGTCAAAGTTGTTCGGACGGAAGATTATCTTGGCTGCAAGGATGCAAACGAGATTCTGCAGGCCCACGGACCTGAAGCACTAAAAAAGGCTGTTGAGAATGCCACATCAGCTCCAATTCATCACATCAAGGAAATGGCGGATGTTGAATCGTTGGATATTGAGTCGTTGCCAGCTATAAGCACAGGCACCGGGGTTTTGGATGAGTTATTGTCAGGCGGTTTTCATTACGGAGATTTTGTGATCCTGACAGGCCGAAGAGGTGAAGGCAAGTCAACCATGGCATCACAGTTCGTGGTTGAAGCTCTGGCAAAGGACCATAATTGCCTGATCTACTCGGGTGAGATGAAAGATGTGGCGGTCAAGAATTGGATTGACAGGCAGATTGTCGGAAGACAGGTGCCTTATAACTCGGAAATTGAAGAATGCGAGCGTTGGTATCGAGGGCGACTTTTCATCTATGACGATGAAGCCATTGATGAAGAAGAAACGGAAACGCTGCTTGAAACAATCGAGGATGCCATCATTCAGAAGAACGTTAGATTCGTCTTGGTGGATAACTTGATGACGGCAATGGAAGACACAGCCGGTTCTAACGAAACACTTTACCGACAGCAATCTAACTTCTGCGGAAAACTCGCAAAACTGGCAAGGAAGTTTGATGCGGTTATCTTGCTTGTATGTCATCCGAGGAAGACTACCAATGACAGCCTGATGAACGATGATGTGTCAGGAACAGCGGACATAACAAACAAGGCCAACATCGTGCTGACTTATTCAAGGGTTTATGTGGACAAGCAGGAGACAGATCCGAGCATCAGGGATTTGGCAGTAACGAAAAACAGACTCACAGGAAAGTTGGGTTCCGTCAAGATGGCTTATTCGGAATCAAGCAAAAGGATCTGTTGGGTTAAGGTTCGGGATATCAAGAAACAATACATCATGGCGGCTCCGGCATATCAGGTCCCAACAGATGAGGAGCAAATACCATTTGGTGATTTATCGGGAGAAGAGAAATGGACGGAAGAACAGTAATTACCTCAAACGAGGATAGAGTCATCGAGGGTTGCATTGGCGGTCTTAAGTCTATCGAGACAAAGGCAAACTACATCGTGTGGACATTCCACAACGAAGATTCTGCAATCCGGGCGGCTCGAGTGTTCATGAATTGTAACTTTGAATATGTAAAGAGGGTATGAAGATGAAAGATGCAAAGATATATAAGCCTTTGGTCAATGACAGAGGAATAAGCGATCCCGTCAACGTGTTCACGAGCAATAACATGGTGTTAGTTGCATGGTGGGATGAGAGAGACAAGTTCTGGCATTCGCTTGACGGAGATTCATTTGGAAATGTGCTTTGGTTCGAGGAAATCGAGTTTCCCAAGGGTTGGACTTATGACGATGTTTTGTATGGGGGTGAGTGAATTGACAACTGTTGAGATATTAAAAGAAATGGCTTTCACAGCGACCGAGACACAGCGTAGAGCATTGGAAGATGCTATATCGGCTCTGTCCGAGGACAAGGGAGAGTGGATAGCAGACGTTGACAAATGGGGTGATGTTGTTACTACTGTCAACGGCTATACTTGTTCAAAGTGTGGAACGTTCAATTCCGATAAAGATAACTTTTGCCCTAACTGTGGTGCAAGGATGAAAGGCGGTGAGTGAATGACAAAGGAAGATATTTTACATCATTTTCAAGATATAAATTTCTATTACGGCGATTGCATGATGTATGCCGATTTAAGCGGTATGCTTGACGAATTAATAGCCGAGAATAAGTGCTTTGACGGAATGACAAACGGAGAAGTGATACAGGCATTGTTTGACGGACTTGTTATACATGACAATCCGTCAAAGCAAAAATACACTATTCCGATGACTTATGATTTTTGGAACGCACCTTATCAGAAAGGTGGTGAATGAATGAAAATACACGAACTTAAGATAAGCCCCAAATACTTTGAAGATGTAAATGCCAATAAGAAAAGATTTGAACTCCGCAAGGACGATAGAGATTTTGAAGTCGGGGATTTGATAACGTTGAAAGAATATGACAATGGAGAGTACACAGGCAGAGAAATCAAGAATATTCCCATAGGTTACATATTGCGTGATGTTCCAGAATATGGCTTAAAAGAGGGATATTGCATATTGGGAATATAGACAGAAAGGCGGTGAGTGAATGGTTATCAGAGACAATGTAAGCAGAGACTACCTTTTATCACTTGCTAATAAAGACGGGGCTTATGGTTATGTATCAGCACATGAGATTATAAATGCTCCGTCCGTAGGGAACAAGGGAGAGTGGATATTAGACGAAACCGATAATTCTGTTGAGTGTAACAAGTGTGGTTGTCAGATATATCCTAACGACATTTTACATGGTGATGCACACTTTTGCCCTAATTGTGGAGCAGATATGAGAGGTGAAGAATGAGCGATACAGTAAAACTTATTATCAAATTACCCAAAAAGACCGTAGCACGTATTCGGAGTAATTATGGTCACGGTTGTAAAGGAATCTATGACGGAGATAAAGACAAGATTGTTAATGCAGTTTATCACGGAATACCATTTGATGATGTAAAGGCAGAGATAGACAAGGCACAAGAACCATATATTACGAGTACGGCTTATGACGAGGGTGTTCGGTTTGGCTTGATGTTAGCCTATCAAATTGTTGATAGATGCAAGGCAGAAAGTGAGGAAGAATGAGCGACAACATAAAACTCATTGTAGAGATACCCAAAAATTACTATGAAATTATAAAGTATGAGGTAGACCATCATATATCCGATTATAGACCGTTTGTAATAATTGCCAATGGCACTCCACTTGAAGATGTAAAAGCAGAGATAGCCAACATAAATACATTTGAACGTGCTGGTTGTTGGGTAATGAAAGATGTGTTCAAAGTGCTTGACAACATAGGCAAGGCAGAAAGTGAGGACAAGGAATGAAAGAGATTAAGTTATCCGTGAACATGGAATCATGGAGAATCACACACGACACAGTAAAGAAAAAGGAGATCACCGAGGAACAGTTCCACTTGGCTGACAAGGGCGGTCTTACAAGAGATGACCAAATGGAGATATTCGGTGCGGCTGTCGTATGGGGTTATGGTCTTTACGGCTATGAGATATACGAAGAGGACGGAAAATACTATGCCGAGTGGCGACAGGGTGATAGTTGCGATTAGGCAGAAAGTGAGGATAAGGAATGAATGTAATACATAACTTTTCATCAATGCCTTTAATCGGCAGAACTCACGCTATCAATTTTGGCTATGTTCCCGACCCGCCCGAACCGCCATCAGACAAATGGTTTGAGGAGCATTGTCCAAGGTGCAAGTACAACCACGAATACGAGGAGAACGGCAAGATATACGCTGAATGTACCGAGGGCGGTTGCACCGGATTTGTGGAAAGAGAGGACGAGGAATGATAAAAGCAAGATTAGATTGTAAAGTCATAATCCGCAACGTGCCGGAGTCAATCATAAATGGTTCAAGAGCAGGCTTTGTATGTGCGAGGGTTAGTCAGACCGAGCTTTGGTATTACGGATGCTATGAGACATACGAGAGAGCGTCAGAGGTGGCTTTGGAACTCGGAAACGGAATAGTAGTTGAGGTGCCGAATGAGAGTGTATACAGCGAGAGTTGAATTGCCTGACTCGGCTACATGGAGCCAGATAGAAGATGCGAAGTTGTCAGCCAAATGGAAAGAGAGTTACGAAACGGATCTCGAAAACAAGTGCGGCTCCTGCATCCATTTTCACTACTTTGGCAACGATATGCCACATCTTAAGTATCAGGGGACGTGCGATGCCGGGCATATATGGGGTCAGAGGTCAAGACCGAAGTGCAAGGGATATGAGAGGAAAGGAGATGATAGAAAATGAGAGTTTATCTTTCAGGCCCGATAACAAATGATCCAAATTACCGCAAGAAATTCAAAGAAGCGGAAATTATGATGAAAAACCGCAACTGTCAGGTAGCTAATCCAGCAGAACTCTGCAGCGTACTTCCCAAGGATGCCACATATGAAGAAATCATGAACATAGATCTTGAAATATTGGGGATGTGTGATGCGTTGATCCAGCTTCCTGGATGGAAGGAAAGTGCCGGGGCCAATAGGGAATATGGCTATGCTCTGGCAACGGATAAGTTGATTGTTGAATATGAGCTGCTGATAAAGGAGATGGAGAATGGACGGATGGAGAAGATTGGTTGAAGATGATCCGTCAACCTTCCCACAAACAGATGATTACATCCTGCTGCACTTTGAGAACTTTTCAGGGGTGATTGTCGGGAGATGTGAAGGCAATGAAGAAGAAGGCTTCCTGTTTTATCTCGGAGATGAGATTGAACCATGTGTCAATGAGTTGCTTTTCGTGAACGGATGGATGCCAATTCCGAAGTTTGAGGTGGAAGAATGAAGAGACGGAACATTGTTAAGGGCTTTCCTGACAGACTTGGAAGAGCAATTTATGTAAGTGAACTGACCACCATTCAGATTGCAGCAATCATTGGTTGCGAAAGAAAATCCATTTCTAATTGGCAGAATGGTGTTAATTGTCCGAGTGCCTATTACTTGGCGAAGCTGTCAGAGCTTTTGAATGTGAGCGCAGATTATCTGCTGTTCGGAGAGGAGCGCAAATGAGGTGCATAGGTGGACTTGATGCGGTCGAATACTTCCAGCAGTTTAATGACGGCTCGGAGAAGTTTGAATATGCTATGAACCGGGTGAAGTATGAGGTTGCCAAAGGGATAGGCAAGAAAATCAAACACGCTAATGCTCCCAAAGCAGGATGGCATGACATAAACAACTGCGGTGAATGTGGATATCCTGCAAACAATTATCAGAACTACTGTCCAAATTGTGGGACCCGATATCTGAAGAATCAATACACCGAGCAAGTGATAAAGGATCATCAAGTCAGCATAGAGGAGTGGTTGGGCTATGGCAATTCCTAAAGATTATGTATGTGATGGACAACTTAATATCTGGGATTACATGACGGAAGAATGCAAAAGCCTAAAGACCGACCCGAAGCCTTGCGATGCTGAACCTGATGATGCCATCTGTGAAGGTTGCAAGTGGCGAGAGACGGAAGAGCGGGAATTAAGAGTTGATGAACATGGGCAGACTTGGGTTTATAAATGCCCCGGAACCGCTTGTGCAAATTGGAAGCACGGAACACCGCTCAACCTCACCATTGAGAAGCCTGACCATAAGGAAGTTGTTTGGTATGAACCCGAGGACAAGCCGTACTGCTTCAACAAAAACTGGCTCCCATCGCTTGAAATGGTAATCGAAACAATGAGCGATTGGTTCGGAATTGAGTTCAAGAAGGTGGACTACGAGTACAAGGGCGAGATTTACAACTCGGTCTATCAGTACAAGTGCTATGGCGGTTCTAAGATTGAGCTTGACGAAGGAATTTATATCGGGGGCGATTACAAGGGCGAAAGGTTCATCGGAGTGGATTGGGAAGCACCCAACGGCAAGGAAGGAACCGCAGGCGGATGCCTTAGCCTTTATGAAGTAGAACACAACCTTCGAAAAGCAATTATCCGAGCCGCCAAGTACAAGGAAGAACACAAGCGTAAGAACAAAGAAAATGATTTAGACGATTAAATTATCATCCAACATATTTAACCGACCTTCTCGGGCAAAATAGAGCGGATAGAAAGGGGATTATGGATATCAAGATAAACAAACTTATGTTGAAGCTCGACAAGGCCTATGAAGATTGCCTTACAGAGCATGAAATATTAGATAAGAAAATGGATGAAGCCATGCAAACAAATAAAAACGTCATGGATTCGTTGTCAAAGCTCGCAATATGCCTTGGCAAAATGCAGATGCTGACGGAAATTCGCATTTATGTGGCAGACCATATTTTGAAAGATGAGGTGGAATGATGAATATAGGCGATGAAGTTACTGTCTGTGGAACCATTATCGGGATCACACCATCAGGGAACCCTTTCATCAAGATCGGGAGCAGCGGAAGGGTTTTAATCAAAGCAGAAGATGTCAAAACCATCTGCCCAAAAATAAACCCACCCGAGAAAGACATGAGGCGAGGATCATGACGGCAAAGGAATATCTTGAACAGGTAAGACAGATTCGGCAAGAAATCATCCGCTTGGGAGAACAAATCGAAACAATCCGCACGGATGTGGGTTCATACCATCCTATCCAACTTGACGACACCGGGGCTTCACATCTTAATTACCGCACGGACAAGTTATCAGAGAAAATGGCAGCGGTGGTTGACCTTTGCTCCGAACTTGAAGACAAGAAAGCTGACCTGATTCTTCAGGAAGCCTTCATTCGGAAATTGGTATCAATGTTATCAGATCCGAGAGAACGAGAGGTATTGACCCTTCGGTATTTGACCATCCACCCAAGGAAACCATTTGCTCCAATTGGGTGGAAGCAGATAGGTTTTCGGATGGGATATTCTGCAGAAGGTGCAAGGCATTTACACGACCGGGCCTTGAAATCTTTTTCGCAGATTATAAAGAAGACCGAAAGTTGACGTTTTTATGTGTTATTATGTTAGCGTAACAATTTGGGCGAAGACGAAATACCCTCAAACAAAAATCACAGGAAGGGCGATTGCAAAGCTGCGGTCGCTCTTTTTGTATGCCAACACCTATGGATTATAACCCACGCAACCGAAACGGATCACTCCGCAGGAAACACCGTGCCAGATTCAAGGCCATGGATGCACCGTGCGGAATATGCAAAGGAAGACTTGGCCCGATTCATTATGACGAGCCAAGTGATCCACAGCACCCGTTGTCATTTGTCATTGACGAGATAATCCCTGTTTCACGGTACAAGATGGGCGGTTATGAATCACCCGAGGGTGCAGCCAGAGAT